GCACCGGAATGCCGGCCTTGATCTGCTTCTCGATGGTGCCGAAGTTGGCATTGGTGACGAAGCGGGCCGTGATGCCGAAGCTGGCGAGCGCCTTGATCTGCGCCTGGCTGTCGGTGGTGTCGCCGTAGCGGAACACCCGACCGAGGTAGGTGTCGTCGCCGTTGGAACCAGCCAGCGTGCCGGGCTTGAGCGTCTCGAGGAGCATGGCGCAGCTGCTCGAGAAGCACATCCGGTGGGCGTGTGCTGTGCCGGAGTCGCGCTGGCTGTAGTAGGGCACCCGGAGAGGGTTGGTCGGCGGCGATGGTTTGGGGTCCACCGCCGCCTTCCAGATGCTGCCAAGTTCACCTGTGGGGTCGAGCGAACCGGGCGGCAACTTTTCTTCGACCGCGTTCCAGAACGCGATGTGGTGCGAGAGCGACAGATCGCTGTGCTTTACGTGGTCGAGGAGTCGGGCCATCCTTTCAGGGGCGACGCTTCGGGAATGCAATCTTGAGGGCCTGGAGGCCGAGCTGAATCCAGCTGTTTGACTTCAGGGGGCTGAGCGCGATGATCTCGGAGCCTGCGGCGACGATGATCGCGATGATCGCAACGGTAGTCGGGTCCATCTCTAGGGTCATATGGCGCTCCTAAGGCTAGCCCTACTGCGAGACGACAGCTGCAGTTGGTTTGATGTTGAGCTGAAAGTGCTGTCCGACGAACGATGCAAGTGGCGGCAGCACAAGGCTGGCTATCACTGCTACCAGCACCACCTGAGCCATACGGATTTCAAGCTTGTTCAGGCGGGTAAAGATGTCCTTCTTCTCCTCGTCGTCAGCCGTTCGACTGAGGATGATGGCATCCATCTTGCCTTGAAGGATGCCAAGCTCCCGATAGATCTCAGCGTGTGAAACCTCGCGCTCCATCGGGGCTCCTGGCCAATTTGATCATCCTAGTGATCGACGCTTGGTGGGTCTCCAAGAGGATCCGGTCTGCCCGCGAGGATGGCAAGAGCACGCTTGTAGTACCAGTTGTCGGTCTTTCCCGCTGCTTCCAGCGCATCCTTGATTTTGCGCCAGTTCTCGCGGGTTTCCCGGTCCATTACCTGCCTTGCCCCCGGTAGCGGCGCTTGCGCTGCGGGTTGCGGCTGGTGCCGCTGAGCTTGGTGTGCAGCGAGCGCCCCTGCTTGGTTTTCTTGGGCTTGCCGGGTGCGTGCTCGACGCGAGCGGTGCCGACCTTAGATTTTACTGCCACGGCACTCCGGCGGCTTTGCTGGGAGCCCGCTGCTCAGAGAGCTGCTGCTTGAGAGCGGCCTCTACATTGGCTACAGCTTCCTCGCCCAGTTTGGCGTGCAACCAGCCAATCACCTGTTCCTTGGTGATTTCGGCATATGGCGCCATGCTGTCTGGATCAGCGGCATCAAGGCCGATCGAGCCATAGGCGCCTGCGCGATAAGTGCCGTCTTCGGCATCAACGGTGTAGTGAATCGTCTGGACTTCACCGGTAGCGGCGACACGCTCCAGTGTGCTGATGCTCCAGGTGATGGTCACGCTTGGGTCGGACATTTGGAAGCCTCGGTGGTTGCAGGGTAAACGATGCCGAGGAAAAATTCAACTCCGCGGCAGTGCTGTCATCAGCCTTCGTAGAGAACGTTAAACGTACCAGCGTCAAATGTTGACGTGGTATTAACAAGTTGAACTTGTGTTAATGCTCCAGCCAAAGCAATATAGCCGTTTAAGCATCCTGTCCTACTATTTGTGCCAGTTGTGTTTGCAGCAAAAGTCCCACCTATGACCCAGGTATTTCCCGTAATATTAGAAAGAGTCAGGGTGCCGGAATAGACGCTAGCTGCTGCATTGGATCCTGTAAGAATCATTGTAAACTCTGTTGAAAAAGCGAATACGCTTGCTGTGCCACCATCTGAAACACGAAAATGTGCACCTAAATATCCAGTTGAAACAATTCCACCAGAAGTACCAACCCGAATTCCAAAGGAATCGGCACCAGCGCAGCTGAGGTCTGTAAATAGGATGGTTATCCGTTTTGCCCATGACGGAACAGCCGTAAAGGTGTAAGTAGCAGCCCCACTTGTCGTTACGGCAGTATCTGCTTTGACTGAACCCTGTACAGATCCAGTGGTAATTACATCTTGAGACCCAAAGTTGGGGGTAATTTTTGAGCCAGCAATTGCTGCGGATGCGCTTACGTCAGCGTTAACAATTACGCCAGTGCCAATAGAGGTGACACCGGTGTTGCTGACTGTGACGTCGCCGGACAGCGCTGTAACGGTTGGCACATTAGATGCGTTGCCTAAAAGCACGCTGCCGGCAGTCATCGATGCCAGCTTGCTGTAAGCTATAGCTGCACTGGCATTAACGTCGGCGTTAACAATTACACCGCTGCCGATAGCGGTAACGCCAGCGCTGCTGACTGTGACGTCGCCAGTAAGCGCCGTTACAGTGGGCACGTTTGTCGCATTGCCCAGCAGAACTGAACCGGCAGTCATCGATGCCAGCTTGCTGTAGGCAATGGCAGCGCTAGCGTTGATGTCAACATCGACAATGGTGCCATCAGCAATCATTGAGCTGGTGACACTGCCGGTATCGCCAGTTGTGACAATTGTGCCCGAAACATTGGGTGCAGTCAGTACACGATCTGCCGTAAGCGACGCTGGAACGATTTCAACAGTGCGGCTTGACGTGCCACCAGCGCGACCACGGAGCAGGATGCCGTCTTGCGTGGCGGCAGAACGGAAAATCTGGCCGGTTGCATTGGTAAAAGTATTGGCGCCTGTAAAAGCATTAGCGGATGCCAAAAAGACATCACCGCCACCTGCGCTGATTGTCGTCCATGTAGGCGCGGCACCGGTGCCGCTGCTGGTCAAGACCTGACCACTAGTACCGTAGTTGGCGCCAGATAGACCAAAGGCACCGGTGGAAGCGATGCGCAGCCGCTCTGTCGGTGTGGCCGCACCATCGGCAGTGGTACTAAAGACAAGCCGTCCTGGCATGTCGTTAAGGCCAGGAGTTCCGTCTACGGCTGCAAAAATTTGAGCTGCACGTATTTGCGCTGCTCCATCAGACGCGCTAAAGTAAATCGAACCGGCTACATCGCCACTGACAGCAATCGCTTCTGTCCCAACTGTTGTTGTGTTGCTACGTCCAAGCTGTAAAGTACCGCCTCCACCTGATGCAGTGTTAAACAACACTGAAGAAATTGAGCTATCCGCAAATGTTGAGGCGACTCTTTGTAGGCCAGGGCTCCTGGCTGCGCCATCACCAGTTGGAACGTTATAAACACTACTCGTTCCCAGCAGCAATCGCCCTGCTTGGTCAATGCGGGCGCGTTCGGCTAGTGCAGTGTTAAATAAGTCAGCGGACCCAGTATAGAACTTAATCTCTCCAAGAAATCCATTTGTGCCTGCGCCATTCATACCAATGGCAGCCAAGCCATTGGTGCTGCCTATGTCGGATCGAAGCAAGCGCCGCTCGGTTGGCCTGTCTCCAGCTCCAGCGCCACCTGTGGACTGAAGCGCAACGTTGCCACCCGTGACAGAAACAATGTCTCCAGGCGCAGTCGTGCCGATCCCGACCCTGCCGCTGCTGTCAATCCGCAGGCGCTCCGTAGGGCTGCTAGCACCATCGGCCGTAGTGCTAAACACCAAACGCCCTGGCATGTCGTTGGTGCCGGGGGTGCCGTCTACGGCGGCGGAGATGGCGGCGCCTGTAATAAATGCCGTGCCATCAGAACCGGCATATTGAGTCTGACCTAAAACATCATTTGCTTGAACAACGGTATGGTTACCAGTTGTGGCGTTGCGTGACTTTAGGAAAAAGAAATTAGAGCCGTTTGCGTCTGCACTAAATAGTGATGAGCTGTAGCTGTAAAAAGAGTTGCTTTGAACTTGCGCGGCAAAAGTAACAGCAGTGATCGCACTACTCGTCCCCACCAGCAGTCGGCCGGAGGAGTCGATGCGGGCGCGTTCAGTAGTTGCAACTGATCCCGATGGTGTCGTATTAAAGGAAATAAAACCAGGGCTAGAAGTTGAGCTAATTGCTCCGTCACTGTTTACACCAATTGCCGCAACATCTTGATAAGCAGTCCCGTCATAGCCACGTCCGACAACCACCGCGACGTTGGTGCTGGTGCTAATTACAGTAGGTGAGGCTTGTGTACCTGCAGCACTACGCAGAACTATTGACCCAGGTGCTCCGTATCTGCCGCTATTGAGCACTCCGTTATCAACGTGCAACAGAGATGCTGGGCTTGCAGTGCCTACTCCAATACTCCCACTCGCATCTACAAACACCCGCCCTGCCCCACCCGTGCTGATCGCCAGCTGGTCTGCGCCGGGGCTGTAGATCCCGGTGTTGGTGTTGCCGCTGACATACAGGCCAGGCGCCGCTGCGGTGCCCGCGATGACGCCAAGTGCGCCAGTCATCACGTCGCCGTTTGCGTCCACGAACGTGCCGCTCTCGCTGCGCCAGGCCGTGCCGTCCCACACCTTGAACACGTAAGTGCCGCCGGTGGTGTCAAGCCACTGCTCACCCTTGCTGTTGCCAGCTTGGCCGCCAACTGCTGGCGAGACGTTAGGCGCGGTGGTGCCTACATGCACTGGGCCAACTTTGACCAAGTCGCCATTGCTGTCCTTGAAGAACAGGCCGGGGCTAGTCAGGTTGGTGTTAATGGCCAGCTGGCCATCAGACATCGAGCCAGGGACTGGACGCTTATCGAGCGTGCTGCTCCGAAGGTGCTGCAGTGCCATCCCTTAACGCCCCTTAGAGCCGGAATTGATTGTCACAGGTTAGCTCCATCAGTACGTGCCGTCGTTGAGATCTGTCAGCACGGCCACCGTGCCGGTCTTGTTGGGCAAGGTGACCACGTTGTCTGCGGTGGGGTCTGCAACCGTCAAGGTGGTTTCAAAGGCATCTGCGGTGGTGCCTTCAAATACGAGGGCGACACCCGTGCTGAGTTCAAGGTTGCCAGTCAGTACGCCGCCGGCCTTGGGCAGCGCATTGTTGGCAAGATCGTAGGCGCTCTTGACTGCCGTCGCAGTCGCGGCAAGGGTGCTGCTGGTTGTAGCCGTTGAATCAGTGAGTTGCACCACGCCAGAGGCTGTGGTGCTTGCGGCCGTCACGCTAATGGCAGGCGTCGTCGTGCCGGTCGCTACCTGGATTGGCGCAGTGCCGGTGACGCTGGTGACAGTACCGGCGCCCACGGTCGCCCACTCCAAGCCGGTCGCAGTGGCACTATTGGCACGCAGCACTTGGCCGTTAGTGCCGACCGTGAGCTTTGTCAGCGTGGTTGAGGCCGACGCTGCAAGCAGGTCACCCTTGGTGTAAGTAACGACGCCAGTGCCGCCCCGCGCAACGGCAAGCGTGCCGCTGCTGATGTTGGTGGCATCGCGGCACTCGCTCGAAACCTCTTCAAGTGCTGCTTGAACATTTGTACTGCCAAGATTGGCGGCCGGCGTAAACCCGACGTTGGCAGCTGTCTGTGATGTGTACGTGCTCGAAACGTCAATCTCCACCCAGTTGCTGCCGTTGGACAGAAGCAAGTCAGGGGGCGCTAGGGCGACAGTTGGCGCGGGAGCAGTACCTGTGCCACCAATTGAGACGACAACGTAGTACCCCAGATTGGTTGCACTTGCCGCAGGAAGCACTTGGCCAACTGACAGACCAATCGCAGCGCCTTCGCTAGTAGTGGTAGCAACTAGATTGGTTGTGGCATTGTAGGTGCCAGCGAAAACAACAGCGCCGGCAGAAATACCGATTGGCTGCCAGACGTTGCCGTCCCAGAGAAAGAATGCCTTGTCGAGCGGATTGAGAAAGATTTGCCCGATGTAATCAGCAGTCGGCAATGTTTCGCCGATTTGTGCCGTTGAGTAATTTGCCAGCTTGGCAGCCGTAACTGCATCGTTGGCAATCAGGCTGGTGCCGATTGTTCCAGAGGTGATCTTGCTGGCATCCAGTGATGGGATGTCGCTAGCCACCAGTGCGGTAGCTGCAGTGATGTGACCTTGACTATTGAACGTGATGCCAGAGACGGTCGCGCCGGTGACACTGTTGGAGTGGTTTAAGACACCACTGGTGACTGCCAGACCGGTTCCAGGCTGGATGATGCCTTTGGTGCTTGCGGTGGCGTCGGGTAAGTCGGCTGGCGTCAGTGCGCGGAATGTCGGGGCGGCGTTGGCACCAGTTGTAGGGCCAGCCCAGACACTGTTCGCTGCTTGCGTGTCAGATGTTGCGGTGATTGTGGCGCTGTAGGCATCTGGGTAGCTAACTGCAAGGTTGATCGGCGTCGAGTCCGAAATGTTGATCGTCCCGAGCGACGCTTGACGCAACCACTGCGAACCGGTCCAGGTGTACTCGATTCCGGTGTTGGTATTGATCCATTGCTGACCGATAAACGAGCCAGTGCCGGACGGAGTAGCTGCCGCAACGATCGCAGCGGAGTTGTCAGCCAGCTTTGCGGCTGTGATGGCGTCATCAACCACCTTTGTGGTAGAAACCGCGTCAGCCGCAAGTTTGGCGTTGGTGACGGCAGCGCTGGCGATTGTTGCCGCAAAACTGCCCGTGCCACTGCCGGTGACATCACCCGTCAGCGTGATGGTTTGATCGCCAGTGTTGGTGCCGGAGCTGGTGCCGCTGAAGCTTGAACCATTCGTCCATGTGCCGGTGGCGGTGGCAAGGGTGCCCAAGCCTAGGGTTGTGCGCTGCGCGGCGGCATCGGCATCGTCAAGCAGGGCTCGGCCAGCCGATGTGCAGATGATCTCCTCGACGGTTCCGGAGCCGGCCGTGCTGCGCCCCAGTAGACGATCTGTGGCGCTGACGTTCTGGATCTTGCTGTAGGTGACAGAGCCGCTGGCAAGTTCACTGCTCCCCACAGCACCAGCAGCGATCTGCGTGGCCGTAATGGTGTCGGTGGCGATCTTGGCCGCCGTGACGGCACCGTCAGCGATCTTGGCGGTCGTGATTGACCCGTCAGTGATGTTGCTAGAGCCAAGAGCAGCCAGTTTGGCTGAAGTGATCGAGCCATCCGCGATCTTCGCGGTCGTAATGGCACCATCCGCGATACCGGCCGTAGGCATCACCACCTGCTGGTAGCTGGTGCCGTTGAAGACCTGAAGATTCCCAGAGGTGCTGTTGAAGTAACCGCGACCTTCGAAGTTGTCCGTGATGGGCGCGGTAGCCTGAACCGCAACCGAGCTGTCCGCAGCAAGCTTGACGGCTGTGACCGCCCCACTGGCCAGGGCTGCTGCACCGAGCTTGATGGCTGAGTTCTGATCGATCTTGGAAATATCGATCGCGCCGACCGAGGCCAGGTCGACTGCTGCATCTGCGAGATCTTGGACTGTGACCTTTTTGGTCTCGCTGGCAGAGATGTCCGCGATCGGCAGGACGTCGTTGGCCGCAACGCTGGCAGCGGGCAACGACGTGAGCTGAGTAATCCTCTGGTCGGCCAAGGCTCAGTCCCCTTGTTCTGCGGTGCTAGGAGCCATGCTAGTCCGTCTCTTCCGTGAGCAGGAAGTCCAGTGACTGTTCCAGGTTGACGCGATCCGCGTCCTCCTTGAGGATGTAGCCGGATGGCTTGCCAAAGACCAAGCGAATATCGCCAGTGGTCACGAAGTCAATCGCGCACTCGATGGCCTGACCGGCTGTGACCTGAACGCCGGCGCGAGTGATGACGGCAGTAAGGTCGTAAAAGACTGTTTCGACGTTTGCGTCGACCTGTTGATCGGTCATGTAAAGACCGATGTCGCACTCGCTGCCGATGTCAACCCGCTGGATGATCTGCATCACCAAGAGGGCCGGCTCGTCTACGCCGCTTGTTTCATAACTAAATGAGCAGTTAATCCGTCCCGAGCCGCTAATCAGGCCAGCGGAATACTGGCGGCGAAATTTGTCACTGAGAGTCGTAATATCAATAGCCTCTCGATCCGTGCTGAACTCGTAGCTCTGGATGCAGCCCAAGATATTGAAGGCTACGTCGCGGACGGAGATCTTGACAGGAATAGGCGCACCAGAGAAGGCGCTGACAGGGATCTCAGCCGCTCGCACGTTATTGACCGCATCAGCAAATGTGCGGAAAAAACGAAGACCGCCAGCTGCATTGACATTGACGTATGCACTTAAAGCGTTGCTTACAGTGTTGTCGTTCCAGGCGCCGTTAGGAAAAAACAACAGCAGGCGCGGATCGGTCGTGGTGATCTCAATCCGATCACCCGTCAAAAGGTTTTCAATCGCACCATCAAAGCCGACTCGGTTTAGAGTAGTGTTGACATCATCTGGATTGATAAATCCCTCAAGAAAGCCAAACTGCAGCTGAGAGCCGCGCCGCAGCTTGATGTTTCCCTGATTTCCAAGGAAGAAAGTCATTAGGCCACCACGTCGAGGAAGTCGCCATCCACTTGGAACTGAATCGGCACCACGCTGAGCTCGCCCGTGCTTGCGGCAACCTGTGCAGAGGTAATGTAGGCGTTGAACCGAATGTCATCGGCTGTGCCACCGCCGACATTCAGTTCAAGCTCAACCCGGTCGGACTCCAAGATCGCGCCAAACTTCATGATCTTGGCCAGCAGCGCTGTGAACTGGGTTTTGGCTTCGCCGGCCTCAAGTCGGTAATACAGGAGCGTGGCAGTCCCGCTGGCGGACTTGATGCCAGGCGTAAAGGTGCTGACAACGCTGTCGATCGTGTTGGTGCTGAGCAGCTCGACGCTCGTCTCCAGCGACCAGTCGCGGATCTTGGCCACTGGCAGCGAATTGAAAACCAGGGTTCCGGTGCGACCGGTGTAGAACGCCATCGCTCAGCTCCTCGATGGGCACAGACTAGCGCACGGTAAACAGGATGTCGCTAAGGTCCGCAATCTGGCTGAGTGTGGCGGATCCACTTTCAACACACGGATGTTCCAGCGCTTTCACGCTGACCTGGCCGTCTTCGTCCATTTGCACCTCGGTTACCCGAAACACCCGTTTATTCGTGACAGTTTGGCCGAGCACGAACACGTATCCGGGGTATGAAGCCAGTTGAGCTGACGTCCCAGCTGAAACGCTGACACCGGTCAGGCGCACTACGGGAGTACCGGATTTGTAGAGCAGCGCCGTGTAGCCGGAACCGCTGATGGGATTGGACAAGGGAGTATTGAGCACGCCGCCGGCTTCAACCACACCAGTGCTGACCTGGTCCCACTCGTTGCGGCCAATTGCGACGTAAATGTAGGCGCCAGGAGACAGGACGCTGTCGGTCGGGAACGTGCTGAACTCAATGGCGCGACGAATGTACTTGCGCTGGTTGCAGATGAGTTTGCCGAATTTGATGGCTTGAGATCTGTTGGTTACGAACTGCGAGAGATCAAAAGACTGACGTACAGCACCAATGTCGGTCACGCCTGCTCGCCTAATTTCTAAACTGTTGTTGCGTGAAAATGTTTCGTCTGATTCCGTGTCACGATAGATGATTGTGGCAATTAAGTCCTGAGTGTCGGCTCCATAATCTAGGAACTCTTCTTTGTAACTATCTTCGATGATGTTGCCTTGGTTAAAGAGCGCAGTGATAGATACGTTTCGGGTAATCTGACCGGCGGCGTCGCATGGCACAGCTGGGACGAGGGTTTCCTTGCCGCCGATTCGGCCAAATTCAAGGAGGCTAAATGGTGCGATCTCGGCCCAGAACTGACGCCAGGGTGTCTGGTCAGCAATTACGCCATCCATGTAGAGCTGATTGACAGTGCAGAACCGTTTGGCCAGTGCCAAGGCGTCAAGGTCGATGCCTTCGATCTTGGCGTAGCGACCGATTCCGTTCAGCGGATCAAGGACTGTATCGAGGAAGATGTCGGGCGCGTAGCTGCTGGCGCCGTCGGGTGTAGAGGGATAGGTGCCGTTACTTGTCAGTCGGCGGACTTTTTTGCCCTTGGTGGCAAAGACCGTGACTGACCGTAGATCCTGAATGCCTTGGCCGCTGTAGGCATTAAAGCCAAACATTGCTAGGTTGCTGTAAAGACTGGGGTAGGTCGAGAACGGTTCGACGCGCTGCTCAGTGACTGCCATAATTGTCAACTCCGGCCCTTGGTCAAAGCTAAATTGCATTTGAGTGTCGGAGCGAAGTGAGAATAGGGTCCATTCGTCGACTTCTGAGGGGTTGTTATTTCTTGGAGAAAGATATGTATTGACTGGCGCAGCAGTCGCTCCAAGGAATTCGATTTTTGTGCCGTCGGGATTGGTAATAGTGACAAAGTTGCCGCTGTTTTCGATATACGCAAAATCTGCCAAGCCTTCTAGGCGCATCTCAGCAGCGGTCTCGGCGATAGGGTCAAACGAAAATTCGTAGCCACCGTCGTTGTTCAGTCCGATAAAGCGCAGCGAAATAAAATTGTCTATATCGGCGGATCGGCGGACGCAAAAAATATAGTTGACTTTTTGCCAAGTAGTTGAAGTCGTCTTACGATACCAGAGCCAAAAGAAGGCGGAGCGGTACTTGATCCCGTTATCGCTGTCTTTGTATGTTTGCACCTTGTTGTCTGCGTATTTTGCGGCACGACCTTGGATCCGCTTGAAAACACGAGCCTTCAAAGCAAAATCAACAACACGGCATTGAGTGATAGTTGTATAAGATGCTTCCTCAATTTTTACCATGCACTTCGTATCAAAAAAATCATTCTGTTGCTGTCTGGGTAGCAACGGATCTAGTTCTTTGTAAAACAACGTTCCATAGTCGCTCTGAGGGCAAAGACCCGATCGAATACATTCAAACGTGACTACGATGTCTGCCTCTTCAATGTTGTAATCGGAAATTGACTTGACGCGAAATCTTGCGCTGCCTAGTTTATAGATGCTGGCTGCATCAATACTGGAAAAAACTGCCTTGCGGGCATCGGATGCTGCAATTTTGTCGTCTCCAACAAGATTAGTGAGCATTGCAATAGTCAGCGTAAATTGATGCCCGACGGGCACCGGAATTCTCGTGATTGCGGGATCGTTTGTGGGCCAATATGCGGCTAGGCCGTCTGTCGTAACGCCAAACGGTACAAGATTTCGCTGCCCATCGTCGTTGCGCCCGCTGTATTCCATGTTGATTGGAATAGGCGCAAACACTCCAAATTTGTTAAGCGTGGATGGCGAAAAAGCTTGGCTAAAGCCTTCCTGCATTTGCATCCCGGCCGGACGCACGCGATATACAAAATCAGAGGCGGATGCACCAGCTCTAACAGGATCGGCGGTATCGCCGCTAGCAAGATCAGAAAAGCGAGTAAGACCAGTCGATGTGTAGGTCCAGGTTCTCTGGCTGGCGAATTGCTTGACAGGTGTTTGACCGAACGCGGTTTTCGTGAAGTCAATCTGCTCGATTTGACCAGCTCCGATGGCCATCAGCATTTGCATGTACTGACTGGAGCCATAACTAGAAACAGCGGACCATACGAGTGAGGTCGAAACACGCACGCCGCCAGTCGCGTTATCGGCTGTGTTGCAATAAACAAGATTGACCGGATCGCCATATTTAGCCAGCTCTTGGGCGCTGTTAAATCCAAAGCGTGGAGAAAACTGCTGGTCACGACGCCCAGGGCGTCCGCCGGCAAGGCTTGGGATTTGGGGCTTTGGGGTGAGCAGGACGGCGGCGACCTGAAACACCACGCCGACGACAGCGAGAACAAGTGCAGTAACGCCGAAGTCACCCTGCAGCTCCTGCAGCTTTTCCTCCGGCGACTGGGTGTAGTCGTGTTGAACCGATAGGAAGTCGAGGTAGTCGTCCTCGGAGATCCCCAGGGTACGGATCAGTTCGTGCTCGTACGGAAGGAGGCGGCGCTTCATCGGCTCATCCAGAAGTAAGTTGCAGCTCCGTCCGGCAAAGGCGATCGAACGACGAGCTGGCCGGCTCCAATAAACACTACCCCACCATCGATGCAGGTGCCCAATGCTCGCCCAGCCGCGCTCGGTAGAAGTGCTACTGCGCCAGCCTTTGGGCTATCAATCCGGTCGCCGTGGGTTAGCAGCCAGCGCAGTAGGAGGCCATTGCGAAAAGTCTCCTCAGTCCAGCGCTCGTAGACCCATGCGAAGCGCTCGCGATACGACGACAGCCGCAGCCGCCTCCGCACTTCACAGGTGAGCTGAAAACAGTCGGTGAGGCCGCTGCCGTCGTCCGGTGCGTGGCCCCAGCCATACCGCAAACCGATCAGATCGTTCATCGTAGGTAAACCTCCGAGTTCAGAGGCAGTGGTCCGACCAACTCGCGGCTCAGCGTTTGCGCGGGAAAGGCCGAACCGACGCTATCAATCGCGGAGCGAAAACGAAGTTCGATCGTTGTTTCGCTGAAGCTGGCACCAACGCCAACGTAGAAATCGCTCACGGCGTTGGCAATCTGCCCACTGGCGGTGATCCAGGCCGTAGTCAGTCGCAGTTGGCTAAGCCTGTTGCCGTTGCCTGCTTCCACCAGAAGCAGAACGATGTCGAGGTGCGGAAATAAAACCCGCAGCTGCTGATTGTCGCCGCCCAGCGATGCTGTCGTGCCTTCGGCCTGGAATGGTGCAAACGCGTAAGATTCGCTTAAATACGAACTGCTTTCGTTGATGAAATAGTTTTGGTAGAGGTGGTTGCTGCCATTGCTGGTCGTCAACCTGAAATACTGCGCGATTCTGATTTCAGACATCAGACTGTCAGCTCTCCAACCAGAGTAACCGACACGCTGCTGCGTCCGGTAATGACCGACTCCACTTCAGGGGCCTGCTCGTACTCCCACTTAATTCCAGTGGGAGACTGAATGTAGGTTTGCAGGCTGGTGCCCATGCCAGCAAATAGGGTGGTCGGCAGCGTGAATCGCACAAAGCCAGCCGCCGTATCAATGTAGTGCTTGACGATCAGTTGTGCCTGGGCGTCGGTGATGTTCTCGAACTGCAGGCTGAGCGAGTAGCCGGTCGGTTTGTTGCCGAAGCTGCGCTTTACCGTCGCGCCAGACATCGCCCGATACACCTTGGTCGGATAAGAGCCCATTCTGAATGAACGGGCCGAAGGCTTGATGTCAGGAAATGGCAGAGACATCAGCGGAGACCCACCTGGCGACGTGTTGTCGGGCTCTGTTGCAGCCTATCAAGAGTCATGCTCATGCCGCGCTTGGCGCCGTCGCGAGACGCTGCTCGGCGCGTCTCAGCCATGGCTGCCTCGAGCTGATCGCGGCTGACGTACTCAACACCGCCGATGTTGGTGGTCTGGAAGGTCATGTTGAGCGTGGGGGCTTGCTGCGCCACCGGAGAACGACCCATGATCTCGTTCATCTTGTCCTGACCCTTGAGCGACACAGGGATGCTGCGGCCGTCTGGCAGGGGCACATACGCTTCGGGCTTGCTGCCCTCGCCGAAGAGGGCCATCTGCGGGCTGTTGGCGATGCCGCCGCTGGCGTAGCGCTTCATTGGGATCGGGCCGCGGGAGGTCATGACGCCGCCCTTGGCGAAGGAGAAGCCGCCGGTGAATGCAGCCGGATTGAAGCCGGCCTGGCCGCCACCGAAGACGGAAGCACCAGACACTGGACCAGCGCCGCTGAACCCAAACCCGCCGCCGCCAAAGATCTTCGCAATGCTGTTCAGCGCGATGATCACCAGCTGCTTCGCGATGATGTCGGTGGCCATCTTGATGAATGACTGGCCGATATTCGCGAACATGTCCGACAGCGCCTGCTTGATCGAGCCGGAGCCGGTGACGACGGAAGTTACGGCTGACGACATGGCACTGGAGATCTGAGTCTCGACGGTCTGGCCGATTGTGATGAGGACGTTCTCGACGTTGGTGAGCTGATCTAACTGAAGTTTCAGTTGACCGATGTAATTAGCGAGCGCGACGCCAGGCGCAATCTGAGCTTGGGCAAGCGCGTTATAAGCCGCGATTTGACGATCTAGCGTAGAATTCACCAGATCAAGTTCTTTTTGATAGCCATCAAGAGCAACCGTATTATCATCGCCTTCGGCCTCTCTAATAAGTTGCTTGAGCTCTAGTGTGCGCTCAAGTCGCCTCTGCTCAATCTCGGCAATTTTTAGCTGTGCATCAAGGAGCTCTGGCCTCATGCCAGACTGCTCAAGCTGCATACGCTTCAACATGAGAGCATTATTATCTTCGAGCGCCTTAGCTTCGTTGCGCAGGCCCTGAGTCCGATCTTGGGCGTATTTCTGCGCCTCATTGCTTAGCAGGAACTTGGCTTGATCAGCGGTAAGGCTTAGCAGGTTTGCTGCCTGCGTCGCCTCTGCACTGGAGGAGCCAGCCTTTCCGGCTGCAGCGACATTTCGACGAGTCTGAGCGGCAACACCAGCGGGGGATGTCTTGATGGCGCTGTTGGCCATTAAGTGAAGGGCGCGCATCGTCCCCTCTGGTGTCATCACCTCAATGGCGTAGCCGCCAGCGCCGGTGTTGCCAAGGTTCCGTCCGAAAGTGGCTCCGCCCTTAAGCGTGATGGCAGATCCTGCCGGCGTGCCGAAGTCGATGCCGCCATGGAAGCTGCGGCCGAACAAGCTGCGTGGTCCGTAGGGACTAGTGACGCCAAAGCTGCTGGGAGCTCTGCCGTTCACCAAGAAGTACTTATCGGCATCCGCCTTGGTAATCGGTCGCCCATCCCCCCACCGAAGATCGAGATGAGCGCCCGTGCTTTGACCGGTATTGCCGGTGCGAGCAACGATTCCGGTGCTTGAAAGAGGAACTCCGCCGCCACTCAGTCCTTGCCCAGTGACCGCTTCCATACGAGCGCCAAAGGCGGCATTTTGCTCGGCAACGACAACACCAAGTGTTGCTTCGCGAACGCTGCGACGAATACTCTCAATTCGAGCGAGGAATTCATTCGCCGCCCGCCTAGTCTCCGCTCGCTCGCCTTCAAGCGCGCCGGCCTGGAGATCACGCTGCCTCTGCAAGCGCTCCTCTTCGTAGTCCCAGCGCTTTTTAATCAGCTCGATCTGGTTATTGAAAACTGTTTGAGCTAACTGAATTTCAGCCTTAGCTGCTGCCTCGTTTAGGCGTTGCTGTTCGGCGGCGAGGCGTTCGGCTTCGGCGCGGGCTTTATCCAGTGCCCGTTTGTCGAGATCGCCCTTGCCTCCACCTGCAAGGCTGAAATCGGTCAAGCCCTGAGCCTTATCGCCCTTTCTCTTCGACAGCTCGTCGATGCCGGCCTTGTAGCGACTTTCGGCCAGCTTTAGGACGGCCTCTTCAGCGGCAATTTGCTGCCGAAGAAACTCTTGACGCGGCTTGAATGGCGTCGATTTGAGTTCAGCGTTGTACGCCTTCAGCTTGTCGGCGGCTAGCTGGTAAGCCTTTCCCGCAGCGGAAACTTGATCCTGAAGACGCTCGGTGTCCAATGCGGCGCCACCGATACTCTTAACCCAAGCTTCGCCTCTAATGTCGCTCGTGGCGCTTTTGAGGCGGTCTCTTGCTTCTTTGATCTTACTGAGCCAGCCCCAAACGATTTCAGCGCCAATAATTCCGACAGTGAGAAGAATTGGAGCAGCTAAAGATCTTGCAAGCGTTCTTACAGTCGTGCCAAATGCTGCGAGCCTGTTTTGCGCAACAACTGCTTGAGCGGTTGTTTTGCCAAAGGCGATACTAAGCAGGCCGAGACCTGCCTGCACCGGCCCAAGCAATGCTCCAAATGCCTTCATCGCAAGACCGGCACCAGTAAACGTAAGCGCAAGCTTTGCGATAGACGCAATCACGCCAGCATTTGATGCCACTGCCTCAATTAGGCCGGCAAATCCCTTCGCAAGTTCAACCAGGGCCGGGGTTGCGCTCTTCAGCGCAGTGACTAGAGAGTTTTGTATCTCCGCCCCGAGCGGTAGCAACGCTTCGCCAATGGCTCGCTTGGTGTCATTCCAGGTAGCAGTGAGACGAGCGCCCGCCTCCGCCGACGAATCAGAAATGTCCTTCGCTCGCTGCTCAAATTGCCCCAGACCCTGATCCGAGACCACGAACTTCATCAAGTCAGCCAAGCCGACCACACCCTGCTCGAGATCCTTCTGCAGCTGGGGCAGGGTGCGACCGGTGGCTTTGGCGAACATCGTCACCGCACCAGGCAGTCGCTCACCTAGCTGGCCCTGCAGCTCCTCTGCGGAGACCTTGCCTTTCGAGAAGATCTGGCCAAGAGCCGTCAGGGAGCCCTGCACGTCCTCCGATGTACCGCCGCTGGCCTTGATGGCAGCAGTCACATTGCGGAACACCACCTCGGCGTCCGCCACCTTGCCGCCAGCGCCGATCACAGCAGCGCTGAGCTGCGTCATGCCCTTGGTGGCTTCAAGCTGCGGGACGTTGAAGTCGCGAGTGACCGATGCCGATGCTGCCAGCGCCCGCTGGTACTCCTCTTGGGTCTTGGTGACGCCCTTCAGGGCAATCTCGAGCTTGCTGATGTCGGCGGCGTAGGTGGTCAGAACGCCAATCTGCTGACGGAACATTCCAACCTGGCCGCCAATCGCGCCTCCGGCAAGCGCTCCGCCAGGGCCGCCTAAGATGCCGCCAATTCCGGCGCCGATCAGACCTTCAGGCCCACCAAACACCCCAGAGGCCGCAACGGCGCCTGCGGTCTGCGCAAACCGCGTGCCACGGCCGCCCTGCTGCTGCTGCGCCCCAGTCGCCTTGTCAAGCTGAGCCTGATACTTATTGATCGTGCCGGTGAGCTTTCGATACTCCCGGTCGGTCAGCGACAGCTGGGCGCGGACGTCCTTCAGCGCATTGATCGACTTGCGGAGGTCGCTCTCGGTGCGGCTGCTGGCGCCGCCAAGCTGCATCGCCGCATTCTTCAGCTTCTGCAAGTCAGCCGACGCCGGCGCCGCCGTGGTCTGCAGCTGCCGGACCGCGTTCTTGAGGCTGTCGACCTGATCGAGACCCTTCAGGAGGACTTCAATCCGGGCCCTGATCGTCTCATTTGCCATGGTCGTTCAGCACCTGAAGAGCGGCGGCCTCCATAATCTGGATGCCTTCCAGCATGGCCTTGGGATCCTCAACCGAGTATAGGTCGCACAGCCACCGGAGCACCTCGTACTTCAGGCCGGTGAAGCCACCCATCACGACGTTCCACTGCGTTTGCATGCGGAGGAACATCATCACGGTGTCCCAGTTCTCTTCCCATACTTCAAACTCGTCCGGCTTTTCCTCAGGCGAAGGAAGGACGATGCCCATCAGACGGGCGTCGTCCTCCGTGTCGTCCTTTTCACCGCCGGCTGCGGCCCAATACCGGGCCGCATCCTTCAGTTTTTTGCCTTCGCCCCCTCCAGGCTGGCGAGGTATGCCGTGATGACTCCCCTGGTGAAGCAAGGGTCGTCCAGCATGTCCTTCAGCGCAGCAGGAGTGAAGGGGATGTCCTTGTCGGACTCATCCTTCACGCCCTCCCAGCCCTCGAGGACGGTCTCGATCAGATCAAGATCGCCCTTGTCGATGAGCTTCTGGAATTCCTTCCGGCCGATGCGCTTGAAGATCGCGTCGAATGACTCGCTTTCAAAGCGGCCACCGTCGACGGGAAATTCGACGGTGACCGGCCACTTGAAGGATGAGGACTTCTTTCGGACGAAAGCCATGCAGTAGATCCTTGAATCAGGTGAAGGCGAGTGAAAGCTCGTCGTTACCTGCACTGGTGGGGATGGCCACGTAGGGCAGGCTCAGCATCTGGATGCCGTCGCTGTCACTATACGTGGGGTTGCCGATGTCGACCTTCTGGGCAGTGAAGGTGACGCGGTTGCCTGCAGTGGTGCCGTGCAGGAAGGTCAGGCTGCCGGTGGTGTTGTCGTTGGCAATGGTGAAGAAGTCCTTCGCCGCGATGGTCGGAGCCTCAAGCATCACCTCACCAGCTGGCGCACGGTTGGTGATCAGCACCTGCTTGGTACAGCCGATCAGCTCGCGATACACCACCTCGTTGGCGATGTCGAAGCTGCAGGACATCAGGCAGCCGCTGTAGCCGAGCATGCTGAAGGCGCTGGTGTTGCCTTCCTTGAAGATCAGCGGAGTGGCCTGGGCGCTGTAGGTCACTGCCGGAGCGGCGGTGTCGGTCGGGGCGTTGTAGATGCCGGTCATCGTGAAGTCGATGGTCGGGATCTGGCCCAGCTCACAGTTCATCGTGAAGGTGCCGCGGCAGCCAGTGGCCTTGTGCAGCACGCCATCATTGTTGAAGTAGATGGTGGCCGAGCTGAAGGCCGAGCTCACTGGGGCATAGGTGACGCTGGTTGAAGCGACGACGGTCTCGGAGAGACCGCAGGCCTTGAGCAGGGAGCTGTATTTCGGCGCGGTGCCAGCGGTGCCAGAGCCGGCAAGTTCGACCTGGAAGGTGATACCCACCCGGGTGTTGCCGAGCAGCTGCTCGGAGTTGCCCAGATAGGGACGGATCAGATCACGAGAAACCTGATCGGCTTCGATCGGGGTGATCTCCAAGTTGCGCACCAAGATCGCGTCAGTGCCGGCTGGCGTCGAATCGGTCGCGTAGGTGCTTTCAGTCTTCGCCAGAATCAGGCGCTTGCGAGTCAGGAGCGGCATCGCTGGTTACCTCGGGTTGGGGTTGTGGCTGTCCCGGCTCAGTCCGCTCGACGAGCTTCCGCTTGCCGGATTTGGGATCGAGGAGGTACGTGCCTCCCTGCCCATGGTATTCATCAATCGTGATAGCCATCATCAGGCTCCGAGGTTGACGACGGAGGTTCTGTACTGCACACGGTAGTCGCACATAACGACACCAGCAGGGACATCGGCCTCGACTGTTTGAAACTCTACTCTGAGCGGCTGAATATCGATCGCAAGGCCGCCAAGAGTGAGGTCGGCCATCAGCTTCGCGTGCAGCGATTCAACCGTCGGATCAGCCGCCTGGTCGGGGATATTGGCGCGAACGACAACGGCAACTCGGACCGTCAAGCTCCAGTCAAGGGTTGGGAGGCTGGTGTTCTGGGCGGAGAGATCCTCGATTGGCTCGACGACGATCGCTGGGCTCTCCTGCCGAGCGAGCGGCTCCACTCTGCTGCGGTAGATCCGCGTGCCAACGCCGACCGTGTTGGTCAGCGTCGTGCGGATCGCGGCGAGGATCTGTTCGCGCTTGGTCATGGGGTCAGAATAGCGGCATTGCGCAGATCAGGGCGCGGGCAATTCCGTGCCATTTGCAGACCTGCCGCTAACTCAGGCTGCAGATGCCCAGGGAACACCGCCAGCAACGCTGGGAGAAATCTGCTCCTGAATCTGAGCGAGCAGATTTGCCTCGATGGCTTGAACCTCAGCAGCTCCAAGCGCATCCTGCACCCATCCCAGGCAAATGGCCTCGGTCAGATCTGGGTAGGGGATGAAAGAGGCAGGTGGGGCCGGCGGTACGACAGTCTCGCCACCTCTGCGGGCCGCAATGTCGCCGTCGACGGCTTCGGCAAGCCACCACACGATTTCGACCATGCCGTCGCTTGTGCGGCGGGTCATGTCGACGACTTTCCAGGTGACCACGGCGGGCATTACGCGAAGGATCCTGTGGTGCCAGCGATCTGCCGGACGGTGTAGAAGCTGCCGGCTTGTGGGGTCACGGTGCCTGCGCTGTTGGTTACCTGCAGCTTGAAAGTGGTGGCAAGGTTGGTGATGATTTTTACGTTGAACTCATACGCCATGTAAGCACCCGCGGTGATTGAAGCAGTAGCAGCAAATGCGGCTGTGGTAGCGTTTCGGTAGCCGGTATAAGTCGTAATTGTTGCGGCAGATGAGTTAAGGCCCGTAACAGCACCCGAACGAAACACGCCCATCATCAGAGTTGGGGCACTGGAAGCGGCCAATGTCCAAGTCAGTGTGCCAGCACTGTTTTTGAGTAGAAACGCCAATATCTCAATATCGTAGACGCTGTTAGCTGCCAAGTTGATCGCGCTAGTAGCACCAAAGTAATCACCGATTGTCGGGCCAACATTGGCGCCGTTGGCCGCAAGGCGAAACGTCTGCCGCGAAGAAATTTGCCCTCGTCCGCTGGTTGTCGTTGGCGTGCTGTAAAAGTGTGTGCCGTCGTACTCGACCACGCCAGCCACTGCTGTCGTCAGGTTGGTGCCAGCGGTAAACGCCAGCGGAGCTGTGTTGGCAGTGGCCGTGCCGGCTCGCGGCTTGATGGTTTTGCCGAAGGTTGCGTCGTTGGCGCCGAGCGTTAGCGAGTCAGTTGCCTCTGAGTTCCGTGAGAAGCGGATGTCGTGATCTGTTGTTGTGCCAAGGCCAAGCGGAGCGCTTGTCGATGTCAGATAGACCGCCCCAGGCTGGTTGAAGATGCCCGTGCCTGAATACGTCGAACTGTTGATGCCAAAGTTGCCATAGTTGGCACTATCGGTAGACGCGTCGTTGCAAACAACAAAGTCGCACGAGGCGTTTGTGTTGTTGCTTGTGTTCTGCAGCAGAACCTGGAAATACTGCGTCTCGGTTGACTCAAAGACGGCGCCAATGCGGGCGCCGGTGAAGCTCAGTGCTCCGACGCTGATGACGCCTTTGTTACTGGCGCCCGCGGCGACTGCATTGATCGCATCAACAGCACCGGTCGTCAGAACATCGGTCGTGCTGTTGAAGCTGAGGTTGACGTCAGCACCGAACGCGCCGCTGTTGTTGAACTGGACCTGACCGTTGCTGCCGGCCGGTGTTCCGCCGCTGCCGCCGATCTGCACCATCGTGCCGGCGGCGTTCTTGATGTAGAGGTTGCCGTTCGTGCTGTCCCACGCAGGCTCACCCTCGACGAAAGAGCCTGCCGTGGGAACACCGCTGCCGCGACGCAGACGAATCGTATTAGGCATCAGAACGTACCGCCATCAACGGTGGAACCGTCAGATAGCAGCGTACCGCTGGTCGGCAGAGTGACGCTAGTGGCCGCCGTCACTGTCAGCGTGGTGGCAAATGCCCCGCTCAGTGTCAGTGCACCGGCCGTCAAGATGTTGCCGCCGAGCGTGATGGTGCTGCTGTTGCTGACGCCGGTTCCACCGTTAGCCGCAGCCAGCGTGCCGGCCAGCGTGATCGCGCCACCGGTGGGCGTGTTTGGCGTCAGGCCAGTAGTGCCAGCCGAGAAGCTGGTGACGCCACCACCTGCGCTGCTGAACTGGTTGAACGTCAGCGCAGTGCCGCTCGCGCCGCCGATCGTGATCGGGTTGTTTGTCGCCAGTACCCAGCCACTGTCCTGATTGACGGTTCCTTCCTCGACGAACATGAACGCGCCGGCGGCCACCTCGGCGTCAGTGTCGAAGTCAGTAGCCCGGTCCCAGACACCATTCGCGCCCGTGCCGAGGGTGCTGATTACCCAGATGCCGTTCTGCGCACCGGTGGTCTGGTTCTTGAGCAGGATGCGGTCGTTCGCAGCAAGTGTCACGCCATCGAGCGTGTTGGGTGCTGCAGTGATCTGGCCGCGGGTGCTGGTGCCGCCAGTCGCGCTATAGGTGACGGTGACGTTGGCCGTGCTCGCTGCACGCACCGACTGCTTCACATCGAGGCCACTGCGGGCCGCATCGACGTACCCCTTGTTGGCTGCGTCGGTGTCCAGCGTCGGGGTCGCCAGGTTCGTGATCTTGAAGTTGCCCAGCGAGACGTCCGCCGTAGCGGTGCCCACTGAGGACAGCGTCGGGTTGGCGTGGACGTGATCAGCTCGGGCGTAACGGGTGGAAGTGCCAACAGCGGCGCTGCCTAGTGCCGCTGGAGTCGCGGACGCCGCTTGACCCAGCACAAACGCTGTGGTGGCAATCTGCGTTGTGTTGGTGTCTACGGCTGCCGTTGGTGCAGCCGGAGTGCCGGTGAACGTCGGCGACGCCAAGGCAGCGCGGCTGGTGTCGCTTGGGTGGACGTGATCGGCGCGGGCATAGAGGTTGCTGGTGCCAGCAGCCTGCGTGCCGTTCATCGCAATGGTGCCGGCCGTGCTGTTGCCCTGGCCGAGCACAAACGCCGTGGTGGCGAGGCGGGTGCTGTTGTCGTTGACGGTCTGGGTGACACCGACAGCGCTGCTGGCGCCAGTGCCGCTCAGGGTGACGACGCCACTCAGGGTCTTGTCGCCCGTGATCGTCTGCGTGGTGCCGAGCGTCGCAAACGCGCCAGGGCCGCCGATCGACAGAATCGAGCTCGCTGAACCACCAGCGCCGCCGGTGCCAACGCCGTAGTAGAGGACAGAGTCCTGCTCGTTGAACGCAAGCTCGGCGTTCTGAAGACTGGAGGGGGCGCCAGCGGCACCACCGGCAAGGCGGCGCTTGATCCTGATGGTGTTCGGCATGGCTTAGAAATTGCCCCCGTCTGTCAGTGTGATTTTAGTGGTTACGTTGTCGGCCAAGAACTTTGACGAGGTGGCGTCGTAGTAGACAACGCTGCCGTCGACTTTTGCCGATGTATCGACATCAGTGAGACCGCCCAGCGGCACGCCTCCGCTGGCGTTGACGTACAGCAGGGTGTTCCACGCCGTAGTGCCATCGCCAATCTTCAAGCGGCGCGTGTCACTCTCAAATCCAGCCTCACCAGGCTTCAGGATTGGATTGGCAGCCGTCCAAGCTGCCGCCGTTGCGCGTCTCAGCTGGATGTACTGCCGCGTCATCAGCTCGCCCCGCCGCCATCCACCACGTTAGTGCCGTCGCCATCTTCCATATCCACCCAGTTGGTGCCGTCGTAGACCAGGCGGTCGCCAAGCTGCGGGTTGCGGATGTCGACGTCGGAGAGATCGGCGATGCCGAATGCCCTCGGCTGGCCACCGGGCGCAGTGGCCTCTGGTGCCAGCTTCGTCAGCATCAGCTCGGTCATGGCGCCGTCGTCGACCTTCATGGCCTCGCGCACCTGATAGTTCACGCCATCGACCGTGATCCCATCGCCGTATAGCAGGCCGCCGAAGTCGGCCGTTCGAACCGTCAGCTTGTAGTCGGTGGTTAGCACCATGCCGTCCGCCACGACCTGACTTGGCATGTCAAGAATCCCCATGCCAGAAACGGCGCCACTGGTGACAGTGACGCCGAAGTCGGACAGGAACAGTGACAGGTCTTCGGTGATCATGCCCGCGCCTCAAGGTGAAGGGCCCCAGCCGCAGCTAGGGCCCCGGCTTCATCAGCCGTACTTCTTCACGCCGACAGCGTTCACCGAGAAGGTGAAGCTGGGGGTGGAGCCGCCGATGGTGTAGGTCACGCGCACATAGCGCTTGGCCTCGTCCTTGCTGATCACCAGTTTCTGCTGCGAAGCAGTGGTGGTCACCGTGGTGAAGGCAGCACCGGTGATCGCGGTGTAGCCAGAACCCAAAGCGTCGGAATGCTCAACGGTCACAGCCAGCGTCGGCGTGGTGCCGGTGCCGGCGGCGCTGTCGAGCACCAGCACGAGGTCGCCGTCGTAAGCCTGCACGTCGACACCGGTAGCGCTACCGGTAGCAGTGCGAGCAGCAGTGGCGTGAAGGTTGACAAGATCGAGCTTGTCGAGAGCTTGGCGAAGAATGGCCATGGTTCAAGCCTCCTCAGAGGATGTGGTAGTGGACTTGCGGCCTCTCTTCGGGGCCTCGGGTTCGGGTTCAGGCTCGGGCTCAGGGGCGAGACGAGCCTTGTTCATGCCAATCAGCAGATTGGCGTCGGCCACGCTGATCTCAACGAAGGAGCCAGCCGAAACTGACTCCCCCGAGATCATGACCGAGCGCAGAATCTCGATCCTCATGGCGATCAGGTGCCGAAGCAGAAGGCACCAGGCTGCTTGACGGCAAAGTCGACGTCCTGCAGGGCGATGATCCGCACGGTGCCAGCGGTGGAGCCGGCGTAGGGATCCACGGTCAGGTCGAGACCAGACCACATGCCAACCACGAACTGGCTGAAGTCACCGAACAGGCAGTCGTTGGTGCCCAGCTGGTTCGACACGATCACCGGGTAGCCGTTGATCTGGTCGTTGTCGTACACGAACTGAGCGGTCGAGGTGGCCGACTTCTCGGTGCTCTTCAGAGCGCCGCGGGCTGCAGCGTTGATGATGTACCGCAGGGCGCCGGCATCAGCGTTGGCGGTTGCCACATCGGTTTCCATGCCGATGTACTCGGCGAAGGTGCCGTAGGTGGTGATGGCCTGGCTACCGATGCCCGTGGTGTTGGTCAGGCCCAGGGGCTGGTTGGAGCTGCCGGTGCCGTAGATGGCAGCGCGATCAAGCTCGAGAGCGATCACACGAGCCAGATCACTGCGGATCATGCCCTCGACATCGATCGAGGACTGAAGCAGCAGGCGGCGGCTGTAGTCAACGAATGCACCCACAGTCTTGGGGGTCATGTTGACCTGATCGATTGCCTGCTGGCTCTCGGTGGGGCTGCCGCCCTCGCCGACCCAGTAAGCAGTCGCGGCCGAGCTCTGGCGGGGGATGCTGATGTTGCCCTGCAGGCCAGACAGCATGGTCACGCCGGCCTGCATCATCGCCATGCGATTGCGCAGGAGGTCGATGAAGCTGCCGCTCAGCAGTTCAGCGGAGACCAGGTTGCCGCCGGCAGTGGAGGTGCCCACCACCAGGTCACGACGCAGCACCTCGTTGGGGATCACGATCCCGTTGGAGGAGCGCTCGTACTTCTTCGCAGCAGCTTCGCCGACTTCGATCTCGAAGCCAGCCTGCTCGCGAGCCTTGCGGTCGCCAGGGTTAGCCAGATAGTTCAGAGCACGGATGAAGGAGAACTCACGAGTTTCCTTCTCGGTGAGACCAAGATCGTTGGCCTTCTCATCGGCGATGCGGTGTTCCACTTTGGAGCTGCGGGTGTCGAGTTTGTCGAGGACAGCGGCGCGAGCCTCGTCCACGGAACGGCCGCCGTCGATCAGCTCACGAGCCAGATCTTGGAGACCATGCTTTTCGCCAAGGGCGTTGATGGTGGCGATACGGCTGCGCTCGGCCTCAGCGGCCTTGGACCGGATCACCTCCACGTCAGGGGTGGTGTTTTCCATTTGGAGAACCTTCGGTTCTGGGGTTGGTGATGCGGCGGGGGCCGCGGAGTCAGTCGCAAGCGACCGGCCTACACCCACAGTGGGGTCTGCCGGGATGCTAACAACCGAAACTTCGTAGGGACTCCACTCAGTGGCTACGAAGTTTTCGCCACGCTCCTCCATCTTGTTGATCGCGTAGCCGAAGCTGACACCCCGAAGGACGCCATCCTTGACATCAGCCATCACCTCTTTGGCGAAGCTATTGCGAGAGAAGCGGACCTTCACATAGCCGCGCTTCTTTTTGCCGTCGATCCATGCCCGCTCAACTACACCCACAACCTTGTCAGGGTTGTGGTTGAAGAGCAGCGGAGCGCCGTCATTAAGACGTGCCAGATCAGCGGACTGCCCCTCATGGCTCAGCACCTCGTTGCCGAAGTACCGCGCCACAGGGTACTCAGAGCTGAAGGGGAACTCAAAGCTCCGATCCTCCAGCTCCGAGAACGTGGTGACCTCAGTTCTGGTGTAGTTGCCTTCCAGCTTGCGCTCCTCAACGATTTCCTCGGGCTGGTTGCGATCGGCCGGTGCATCCTCGACGGGCGGAGTCGGATCAGAGACCAGCGCCTCTGGCACGATCCAGAACTTGCAAGCGCCCTCAGGAGCAATGTCGCCCTCAACGATCTCGCAGCCCCTCGGACCAGCGAAGAAGTTGCAGTTTGCGCAAGCGATGCCCTCACTGGCGAACGGGCTCACTTCCATGTAATGAGCTCCAGCGGCGCCAATGCCCTTATCGAACGAGCCGATCTCGTCCGCGATCTCCTCAAGACTCTCGTAAAGCGCAATCTGATGCGCCTTCAAGTCGGGAGTGATCTCGCGCTCCTGTGTGTCCATCAGTTAAGCGTTCCCTTTGGGCGCTCGGATTGAACTTCGTCAACTTTAGTCTGTTTCTTGGCACGCGAATTCCTGGTGCGACGGGGGGCCTCGGGAGGTGGGGCGAGCTCCCCGTCGCTTGCCGGCTGCTGCTGCACGTCAGCCGGCTGCCCTGCGGCGATGTCCGCATCAAGCGTCACGCCAAGCTCGCTAGCCATCTTCTTCTCCCGCGCCAGCTGCTGCAGGTTCTCGTCCAGATCGCCACCCAGCTCGGCCACGATCTGGGCCTTGGTCTTGTACCCAGCCGCCTCCATCTCGCGGTAGGCCTTGACCTCCTTCAGCGGATCCACCCAGCTCCAGCCGCGTGCCATCCAGCGCGGGCTGTCATACCGCTCAGGACGCAGCTCGTAGTCGGGCAGTGCCAGCTCACCGCTCAGCACCGCCACATCCAGCCACTCGCGGAACACTCGCATGTGGAAATTCTCGATCAGGTAGGCCTGGATCACCTTCCAGTGATCGCGATCCTCAAGCAGTGATAGCCGGCTGCTTGAGTAGTTGGTTTCCGAGAAATCTCGCGACAGCGTCTCATAGCTGCAGCCGAAGCCAGACGCAAACCGCCGCGTCTTCGCTCGCACGAAGTCCTCATACTGTCCGTCTGGCGACTTCAGATCTGGGACAACCACGTTCTGCCCGGCGTCCAGATACTTGAACACCCCAGGTTCGAACTCGGTGATGCGCTGGCCGTTTTCAACGTCATCCGGCTCGAGCTCGCCCTCGGGGCTGGTGATGAAGCCCATCAGCGACGCTGTCGACCGGGCCCGCACAACCGCAGCCTCTTCGTAGCCGGCCAACTGGTGGGCATCACCGATCACCGGCGCGAACCAGGGCACTCCTCGGTGCTGATTGGGGCGCTCAGGGATGAAAAGGTGAACAACGTCCCGCGCAGGCAGGAACACATGCTTCACGCTGGTGCGATCTGGTGTCCCCTGGAACCAGTAGTCACCCGGGTGGCGTGTCAGAAACGCGTACTGCACCGGCCGGCCGTAGGCATCGATCTCGACGCCCATGCGCCACTCGTTGCCCTTGGCACTCACCGCACCCTGATACTCATCGTCGAGCAGATCGCTTTCGATGATCTCCAGCGCCATCGGCACCTTGCTGCCGCCAAATGCCCGCCGGTGGATCCTGAAGATCACCTCACCAGATTCGGGCAGGGCACCGGCAGCCAGCCACTCGAACATGTGGAAGCTGCTCTTGCCCGCGACGTCGCAGAACTCCTTCCGGCACCACCGGTCCCACATGCCCTCGATCGCGCCGTTGATGCGATCGTCGCGCTTGTTCCCGCGCAGGCTCATCACCTGCGACTGCAGCTTGATGCCACTTCCGACCACGTTGATCTGCGTGGTGCGCTTCGCCTGCCGTGCATACGGGTTGTCCCGCACCATCTGGCGGGCGCGGTCACGCAGCTTGCGCAGACTGGTCTTGATCTCGGCGTCAGCGCTGGTGCCGTTCGCGATCCAGTCGCTGGTCAGTCTGTTGATCACCGCACCCGCATAGGTGCGACGCCGGCGACGAGGAGCCTGAGGCTCAGGCTTGGCGCCAAATCCGAGCGCCGTCAGTACACGAGTGCGGAGTCCCATCAGCGGCCGAACCTCACAAACAGGTTATGGGGGTTGCCGAGACCGTTCGCGATCAACGCGGCCTTCTGCTCGCGGGCCACTTCGGCCTTGAGCTTTGTCTCGAGCGCCAGCAGATCTGCCAGGTCGTAACGCTTCAGGCTTCTGGTGCCGATGCGGTACTCCTGCACCGCACCGCCAGCCATCAGCGAGCGGATGGCACTCTGAACAGCCTCGAGATCTTTCTGCGTCTGGCTGCGGCCGTCGAATGCACCAGGCGAACCGGCATAGCTGAGCGATGGCTCAACCGTCAGCTGGCCCGTGCCCAGCGTTGTCTTGGCGCCACCAACGTTGGCCGTCGCCACCGCCTGGAAGTACCAGGTGCCAGCATCAAAGCCAGCCGACGTGCCGGCCGTGATCGTGAACCGCCACCCCGTACCCTCAGCCGTGCCCACCACCGTCGCGCCTTCCGCTGCCGTGTTGGTGCGCAGGTAATAGGTGAGACCGTGGTTAGAGCTGTCGATCGAAGCGCCAAACGTGTCGATCGTGGGCGAGTCCACCCAGACGATGGTGTCGCCAGCGCGAATTGCAGATGGGATCTTCACGGCCTCACCACTGGCGGACAAAGCTCCGTTTTGCGGGCTTGTTTGATCTTAGCGGCGCCTTCCGCTCCCTTTCCACGGGCTTTTCGACCCGTTTCTCAAGTTGATCCCAGATAGTTCGCCTGTCGTACCGCTGGTACATCCGATTCAACGCTGCATACGCGTAGACCAATTCGTCCAGCGCCTCGTTTCGCTGGCTTGATTTCTTCACCCACACCCTTTCGGGATAGCCACGCACAAACCGCGTGATCTGTTTTTCTGCTGTCAGTTCCTCGAAGTACTCCTTGCCTGCATCTGCATAGAAATGCAGGAACCCTGGGCCTGGCTCGTTGTGCTTGAGTCGGCCGAACAACAGGCTCTTCACAGTGTCGCTGCCCACCGGGTACACCTCGGCGCCTTTCTTCAGCGCCTTGCCCTTGATGTTCAGATCCACCTTCGTCGGCTTGCCAATCGGTGGCTTGCCCTTCTGGCTCTGACCCTTGATCGCGATCACGCCCATGTTCTGGCGCTCGCGGGCGTACTGGTATACCTCCATCGTGAAGTGACCGCCGGAGTCGATGCACACCACATCCGGCCGGATCTCGCCGCCCAGCGCATGCTTGAACGGCCGCAACAAGATCTCGTCCAGCTGCTTCCACGGCTCCGGCCGGCTCGGATCACCATGGATCACCTGGCGGTCAATCAGCCAACCTTCCTCCTCGCGGCCCCACGCCCACACGCTCAAGCTCAACCTGTTGTCCTGCACGTCGCAGCCGATCGTCAGCGCTGATGCCTCGGCCGGGATCATCCGCTTCTCGTAGAACTCCGCACGCTCGAGCAGGCTGTCGGCGCCCACCTTCGCCGCGTAATCGTCCTCCCAGCTCTCGCCCAGCACCGTGTTGACGAATGTCTTCAGTGCTTCTGGGTCGCTCTTCGCCTCGAGGAATTCGTCCCGCAGGTTGTCCCAGCTTGCGTTTGGGCTGTAGCTGTACGCCGCCCAGATGTGGAACGACGCATGCTTCCCGCTGCCTGGTGCCGTCGCCCGCCACTGCCCGCGCTCCACCATCCAGCGCTTCTTCGAGTGCGGGATCAGCACACCGCACTGCTCACACACGTAATGCACTGGTGAGAGCTGGTCATCCCAGCGCATGTGCGCCCATTTCAGGTATTGCATGTGCCCGCAGTCGGGGCAGGGCACGAAATACCGTCGCTGGTCGCCCTGCTCAAACAACCGCTCGATTCGGCTCGCGTCCTTCAGTGTCGGCGTCGACCCAGCGATGATCTTGCGGTTCCAGTAGTACTCCGTCCGCCTGATACCCAGCTTGATCTGATCACCCTCGGGGCCGGCACTCGGTGGGTAGCCGTCCGTCTCGTCGAACATCACGATCCGCCGGCTCACACGACGGAAACCACGCGGACTGTTTGCGCCAACCAGGCCCAGCGTCCCGCCCGGATATTGCTTCTGCAGGATCGTGTTCGCCCCGTCCTTCGCCTTGCTGTCGCTCACCAGGCCGCGCAGCACCGGCACGTCCCGGAGCATCGGTGCAATTTCTTCCTTGGAATATCCTTGTGCATCTTCGATGGTTGGCTGTACCAACATCATTGGACAAGGATCTTGATGAATATGAAACGCAATACATGCGTTTAAGCACTTCGTATATCCAACACGTGCAGATTTCATCACACTTATTTGTTCGATACTTGGATCAGTTATCGCATCCATTATTCCTTTCTGATACGGCAGCGTGTGCCACCGGCCGGCCTCAGCGCTGCTCTCCGCCGACAGGAAGAAATGCCGATCGGCCCACTCGCTGAGCGTCAGCTTCTCCGGTGGCTTCCACGCCCGGAGTGCTTCCCGTGCTAGGTCCGCAACCTCAGCCATCGGCCAGCTCCTCCAGCGCCTCGCGGATGATGTCCTCGAGGATCGCGATCTGATCCTGGGTGAGGTCCGGGATCCGCTGCTTCGCCTTCGACGGCACGCCGAGCACCTTGGTGCGGCTGATGGTCAGCACCTCGACCCACTTCGCTTGTACGTCTGCTGTCCGTACAAGCAGCCCCTCCTTTTCCTTGCGCTCCAGCTCGAGCAGCTCAGCCTTCAGGTACTCGGTGCGGGCGCGGCTCTCGTTGTAGTCGGGGACAATGTCGCCAGGCTCTGGTGCCGCGAGCGATCGGTCGCGCTTCGGCTCGTCGACCGGGAGCTCCTGCTCCTCCGGTTGGCGCTTTGGCCTAGGCGGCGGGAATGCCTTCTCGCCAGCTGGTGGCTTCGGCCCCACGCCGATCTTCGCCATCGTGTTGGCGAACCAGTCCTCGCGCAGGGTCTCAGATTTGATCAGCTCGCGGCCGTCCGCCGTGCGAATGACCGGCAGGCGACCTTGCTTGATCGCCTTATAGACGGCCGTTCGGGACACACCCAGGGCGTCGGCTGCTTCTGACTTCGTGATGAGCGGCAAGGGTTGCCGGCTGTGTGAACCAAGGTTACAGGTTTACAGTCTTGGTTGACACCAGGACTCAGAAC